ATTGGATTGACACCGGGGACCCGTGCTTTCCCTTGGTTCAGGAGCATAAGAGAAGGACCTCTTTGAACGAGAATGTCCGCGCACTGTGGGTCCTCCATCGCCTCAAATGGTTCTACGACGTCCTTGTGCTTATGGGTGCCGCAGAAGTATAGCCCGATCAGGAATGCTGCTGCTGTGACGGCTAGCTTCATCTATATTAGACGCCGATAAAAGTTTTTCCCGTTATTATCTCCCTCTATAGTATATGGAGGTTATACAGGTCGAAACCCCGGTAAGTGCGAAGGAATTTAAGAAGCACTTTGGAGAGAAAAAACACGCCCTAGTGGCCTATTTGGCGCCGTGGTGTGGGCACTGCAAAGAGTTCAAGCCTGAATGGCGCGAGCTCTCGAAGCGGATGAAAGGTTCAAAGAGAAGAGGGATGTTGGCTGCCGTATCCGAGGAGTTCATCGACGCGGGCGATTCGCGGCACTCGATAGAGGGATACCCGACGATACGTCTGTTCGTCGACGGCAGGAAGGTCGAAGACTATGACGGGCCAAGGAAAGCTGGAGCCCTTGCTGAGTATATCGCGGCAAAGTTTCCGATGTCCGGCGGAGGGAGGCGACGGCGCAGGACAGTATCTAGGAGGAGGCGCATGAGGAGGAAGACTCGGCGGAGAAAGCGGAGAAAGCGGCGGACACGCAGGAGGCGGACAAGGAGAAATAGGCGCCGTAGGACACGGCGTGGAGGCGGCTGTGGCCCTGCAGGGTACCGCCCGAAGAACCATCGGGCACCCAACCTCCCCGGTTTCAGGTGGTCGGTTCCATCCTAGTTATCGACGCCTATCCCATCGATGTGCCGCTTGAGGAGCGCCTCTAGAGCATTCGCGGGCTCCCATGCCCCCCAACGGTCGTAGATGCCCCCGATGGCGCTACAGAGCGCGCACTCGCAATCGTTAGGCGAGAAGGGTTCGTCGATATCTCCTCCTCCTCCCGACTCGTGGTCGTCGTCTTCTTCGTCCTCGGGGACGTCTGCCCCGAAGAGCGCTTTCTTGACCTCTTCGGCTTTCTCTAGAAGACCAGGGCGGTTATTGAAGAGGAAGACCTCGAGGATAAGAGCCCTCTTGATGTCTTCTGCTGTGACGCTCTTACGGGTACCATGAGATACGTAGGTCGCAGCGGTTCGAAGGGCATACTCTGTGTAGGTAACTAGTGACGTAACTATGTTTTCCTGCGTAGTCCTATCATTATTGCTCTCGACGAGGTCGAACCCAGTCTTCATGAAGGTATAGTCATTTTTGTCGGTCATCTGTATAGTGTGCTCATTATTTCTCGGAGAATGCATCCGCTTCAATTTTGTTATCTGCACCTTTACTATATGTGGACTGATCGCAATACAGTAGTTGCCTTGACGGTCATCGGCTCACTACTAGGGCTTGCTATTACTGTCAGCCGGAAGTATCTCACGAAGCAGTTTACACCTGCCGGTATCATGTATATTGACAGTGTGTTGACTGGTGTCATGATCATCGCTATCGCAATCTATCAATCAGGTCTTCCAAAACTCCATAAGGATCTCTCCAAACTTGACGCGAAGTCTGCCGCGGCTTTCCTTGTCGGCAGCACGGCAATTGCGGTGAGCGCGTTCATGGGGCTTAACCTGCTAAAGCACAATGAGCTTAGCTATCTAACCATGCTCGAGACTGGCATTGAACTGCTAGCGACGGCTGTCGTCGGTATGGTCTTCTTGGGGGAGGAGATTTCGAGGACCAAGGTGTTAGGGCTTGGCGTCTTGTGCGCGGGCATCTACATACTTCATATGTGATTTCATATCCTTATTCGCGAGGCTATGAAATTGAATTAGACGAGTCACTCCATAGTAATCTCAAGGATGGACGCAACTTTCAGACTGCTGGACTTCAGCGTAACGGACGAGTCTGATGGTGCAAGAAGGGGAAAGGATAACAAACGGTTTACAGTGCAAATGTTTGGGAAAGATGCAGATGGCAAGAGCTACTCCCTCACCGTGCGTGGGTTCACCCCCTTCTTCTACGTCAAGGTAGGTGATGACTGGGATAGAGGTACTCGGGAGCGTTTCCTCAGGCACCTTCAGCGCGTCCTGAAGACCAACGAACTCCATCGTAAGTACAGCGATTGGAAGACAGGACGCCGCGTTTACCCAGAGCCTCTAAAGACGGAGGGGGCCGACGAGTACGTGCAGCGCATCTGGAAGACGCAGCATTCTTACTACAATGACTCAGTCACGGAATGCAAGATAATGCAACGAAAGAAACTCTACGGCTTCGACGACCACAAGCAACATAAATTTGTGCTGCTACGGTTCAGAAGCGTCGCCGCCTTCAATAAGTACAGAGGGCTGTGGTACGAGAGCATCGACGACCCAACAAGCCGCTTCGGACGTCGCCGCCGTCTGCGGAAGCTAGCTTTCGAGGAGGTCGAAACAGAACTCTATGAAGCGAAGTTGCCGCCCCTCCTTCGATACTTTCATATCAGAGAGATAAGCCCCTGCGGGTGGGTAACCGTGAAGCACGACAAGCTGCGGCAGCCCTCACGGCGCAAGACGCACTGCGACTACGAGTTCGTCACAACGCATACCGCGGTGATGCCTGTTGTAGGAAAGGAAACGCCAGTCCCTCTCAAGATATGCAGCTTTGATATAGAGGCCAGTTCGAGCCACGGCGACTTCCCCCAGGCTAAGAAGACCTACGAGAAACTAGCAAAGGACATAATCACTCATTGGGCAGCCAACTCGCAAGAAATCAGAACACTGGACGCTGGGCAGCGCGAGGAGATCTTCTGCTCAGCACTTATGGCGGCCTTTGGATTCGAGGAGGGGGCGCCTGAGATCCACCCTGTTTTCCCAAAGCGCGCTCCGTCCTACGACCATGTCAAGGATGTGTCGCGGCGGCTCTGGACGGGCCGACTAGCGCGGTGGAGTGCGGACGACATCCTAGCGGACGATACCATCGACGCCGCCATACGCATCGATCGCCTGGACACAATCTTGAAACTCTCGCTTCCCCCGCTGGAGGGGGATAAGGCTACCTTCATAGGATCTACGTTCCGCCGAGAGGGTGAATCAGAGCCATACCTGAACCACTGCGTGGTGCTGGGAACATGCTCGGCGATTTCGAAGGCGGTAGTAGAGGAGTATCCGACAGAGGAGGGACTTCTGGTGGGCTGGCGTGACCTGATCCAGCGGGAGCAGCCTGACGTCATAGTCGGATACAACATCTTCGGTTTTGATTGGTCGTTTCTGAAGGATCGAGCCGAAGAAAACGACTGCCTCCCCGAGTTCTCACAGCTTGGGAGAAATAAGGGCACAGAATGTAAGTTTGAGAAGAAAGTGATAAACATAGCCAGCGGCACCCATGAGCTCGTCTATATTGACATGGAAGGGCGTTTGCAGATAGATCTTTACAACTACTTCCGGCGAGAAGTGAACCTGGCTTCCTACAAGCTAGACACGGTGGCGTCCCACTTCATTGGGGATACCGTAACTGCTGTTGAGAAGCTCTCTCCATCCAGGACTCGTGTGCACGGCGGCAACCTGGTGGGGCTGCAGCAGGGGAACTTCGTTAAGTTCGAGGTGACGGGCCATTCCACGGACGAATTCGCTGGCGGCCGGAAGTGGTCCGTGGCAGCGGTTGACGAGGCAGCCGGCACCTTTGATGTGGAGGGCGCTGTCATCCCGGAGCAAGGGCAGAAGCTCCGTTGGAGCCTGGGAAAGGACGACATTGGGCCGCAGGATATCTTCAAACTGACGAACGGCACAGCGGCGGATCGCGCCACGGTCGGGAAGTATTGCATCATGGACTGCAGGCTTGTCGACCTATTGGTGAGGAAGAACGAGATTCTTGAGACGATAAGGGCCGTCGCTGATATCTGTAGCATCCCGTTGAGTTTCGTGGTCCTGAGGGGGCAAGGGATAAAGCTTCTCAGTTTTATCGCGCGCGAGTGCAGAAGGAAGGGCACGCTTATGCCCGTCGTCGAGAGGCCCTGGAATGATGCCGGGTATGAGGGTGCTATCTGTCTACCGCCGCAGCGCGGCCTGCACCAAGAACCAGTGGCCGTGGTAGACTTTGCTTCTCTCTACCCTTCGTCAATGATAAGCGAGAATATATCACATGACAGCAAATGCACGACAAGGGAGTATGATTTACAAGGGAAACTTGTACGCAGCTCAGGTGATCCGCAATACGACAACCTAGAGGGGTACTCCTACGTGGATATAGAGTATGATCGCTACAAATGGGTGCGCACCGGCAATAGCACCAAGAAGGTGAAGGTCAAGGTGGGGACGAAGATATGCCGTTTCGCCCAGTTCCCGGGAAACGACAAGGCCATCATGCCGGCCATAGCGCGGGAACTCCTAGCGGCGCGGAAAGCCACACGAGCGAAGATAAAGTATAAGACGCTGTCGCTCAAAGATGGCAGCTCTCTGTCTGGGATCACGAAGAAGGGCGCACTAGGATATACCGTGACGGAATTATCGCTGCGCGACGGGGCTGTGGAGGAAGTCGTGCAGAATGTCGCACTGAACAATGTGGCGAGTGTCAAGGACACGTATGACGACTTCATGAAGAATGTCTTCGACAAGCGGCAGCAAGGGCTTAAGATTACCGCGAACTCGCTATATGGCCAGTGTGGGGCAGCAACCAGCGCATTTTGCGACAAAGACATTGCTGCTTCGACCACTGCCACCGGACGGAAGCTTCTGATCTATGCAAAGACCGCCATCGAGCGCGTATACCAAAATAGGAAGTGTGCAACTGCATCTGGGCCAGTGACTGCGACGGCCACCATCGTCTACGGCGACACAGATTCAGCATTCTTCAAGTTTCACATCGTGGACGAAGGTGGGTGTGTTGTGGAAGGTAAGAAGGCACTCGAGATCACGATCGAGCTTGCTCGACAAGCTGGTGCGCTAGTGACAAAGTTCCTTAAGGCGCCGCACGACCTCGAATATGAGAAGACCTTCTGGCCGTTCCTGCTCCTCTCTAAGAAGAGGTACGTAGGAACGAAGTATATCTACGATACAGAGAAGGGGAAGAGGAGCTTCATGGGAATCGTCCTAAAGCGCCGTGACAACGCGCCCCTCGTGAAAGATGTATACGGCGGCATCATCGACAGGCTACTCGCAGACGGCGGTACCGAAGGCGCGGTTGCGTTTGCGAAGCAGTTCCTGGAGGACATCGTGTCAGGTGTATTCCCACTACGCAAGCTCGTTATAAGCAAAGCGCTTCGTGGCTTCTACAAAAACAGACGCAGCATTGCCCACGCGGTCCTTGCCGATCGGATGGCAAAACGCGACCCCGGCAACAAGCCGGCAATCGGTTCACGGATCCCCTTCGCCTACATCGAGACCGCAAACAAGAAGGCCCTCCAAGGTGAGAGGATAGAGACACCAGAGTATATACAGGCCAACGGTATCCGCCTCGACTACAAGTTCTACATCACCAATCAGATCATGAAGCCAGTGACACAAGTGTTCGCTCTAGTGTTGGAGGATATCCCCGCATTTAGACGCAAGCTTAGGAGCTTTAAGACGAAGCTCGAGTACCTGCGTAAGGAACACGGGCATGATCCGCCGAAACTGGCGCACCAGGAGGACCGTCTACGCGGCGAGGAGGTGAAAAAGCTAGTATTCGCTGACGCCTTACGTCGGGCCGAGAATGCCAGGGCGGGGCAAAGGACAGTGAAATCGTTCTTCTGTGCTTAGCCGAAGGCATATACTTGTAGAGGTGTCTATTTTGTTGCTAGTGTGAACTTCGTAGTGCGGTTCCAGCAGTTGGGACAATACGCTTTCGGGCCCTGGCAGTCACAGCAGTCTGAACCGTCGCCGGTCTGCTGGCACAGCTTGTGCGGCTTTCCGAACTGATCAGCAAAGGTGCAAATGTTGTTTCCGCCTGCACGACGGTTTTGCCTGATCACCCCAAGCGACAGCATGGATCCGATCGAGGGATTGTGTTGGCCGAATCCCATGGCGCCAGGCACTCTGAATGACGATCCTTTCACCTTCATCTCGTAGAGCCGTGCCGACTGGCCCAACGCACCGGCGCGCTTCTGCTTTGCTCTCATTATACCTCTGCTCATCTGTATACAGTACCTCGAGAAAATTATATCGCTAAGCGAGCTATATATGGGGCACATACACCGAGTAGCGAATGTCTACGGTGTTGTTGGAGCTATCTGTGGGAAAATTGTTGAGTGCGTCAGAGAGAACCGACCCGAAGAGGGAGCTGTTCAGCGGTGGGAACCCCCCCGGTGGCGGCGGCGGGCGGCGCAGGAGAGTTCGAGAACTCGTCTGCGAAGAGGTTTCTGTGGTGCCCGTGTCGGAGGCCGCCGTGCCGGAGGCGCCCGACGTCGAGGTCTCGGGTGCGACGTAGTCGCGGATGTCGTAGCGACACAAAGGGCAGGTGGGGCGCCGCCTGAAATGCTGGCGTAGGTTCATCTCCCTGAAGATATGGCCACAGTGGCGGATCTGGAGAATGCTGTCGTCCTCTTCGAAGGTATTTCTGTCGATAGGGCACGTCGTCTGGGTATGGGGGTCATCGGCAAGCTCTCTGAAGCGCATAAGCCGCGTTCCTTCCCTGACCTGTCTGGTGCTGGGCCGGATCCGTACAGGAGAGTCGAAGCTCGTGACAATGTTTCCAACGGGGCCCCGCGGTTCCGCCGGCGGCGCCGGAGGCGGCCCGGGCGGGGGCCGAGGGGCTAGGCGGGACCGCGTTGCCGCGGCGACGTCGGCGGCGATGGAATCGCCCAATCGCGTCACATATT